GGACTATGGTGAGGAGTAGAGTAGATGCAGCCACCCCTGAGGTGCCCGGCTGCATTGAAACCCCGACGTTCGGGAAGATTGGCACCTTAACGAGATGCGTGGCTCTCTCTAATGAGCCAACGGGTTATGCTACACCAAACGTAGCCAAAGGTGAAGCTACACCAAAACAAGCTTCCAGTGAGCATGCGGCTTTATATGAGTCCGCAGGTGAGGCTACACCTAGACAAGCCAACCGGTCCAATGATTATGAATGGATCGAAGTGGAGGAGTTCGCACCATACGCTGATGTGGATTCACGGTTCTACCTCCAGGACGCGCGAGAGTATTCGCTGCCTTACCTTTTTCTATTGGAATCCCAGCTCAATGGTCACAATGGTTCTGTGACAGGTAGTGACGATGTTTCCCAACGCGCCTTGAAGAAGACTCAGCTAGGAGCTAGTGAGAATCCAAGAACCGTTGGGGCCACAAGGAAGAAGTTAAAGGAAGTCCCGGAGATAAGCGAGGCCGAGGTCGCCCGTCGTCTTGCGCAGTCAGCTGCAGACCGGAATGATGCTGCTAAACGACGGAGACGGGAAGCGGACACTAATAGGCATCGTAAGACCCCGAGAACTGCGCTCCGGGAGAAGAAGGAAGCCATTGTGTCCACGCCCGTCGTAGCAGAAGCGAAAGGGAACTCACGAATTCCACTTGGGGCCAAGGGGGAAACTTTAAGATTCGGCGATCATAAAGACCTTGGACCGCATCCTCCCATACTTCCTACCAATGAAAAACAGGATGTTGTCAAAACTCCTATTGTCTCCAATCCAGCAGAGATGCTTAAGACAGGTGTGAAGCCAGCAGTAAAGTCGGTGGACCCAGCGCTGAAGCGTGGTGCAGACGGTAAACTCATAGTTGGAGGCGGAGTCCAGGGCGTTGCTCCAGATCGTGTGCCTAGGAAGGAAGTTACTCGAGTTGACCAGGTCGTCGATGGTGATGCAGGTGTGAAGCCAGCTGTAAAGTCGGTGGACCCAGCGCAGAAGCGTAGTGCAGACGGTAAACTCATTGTTGGAGGCGGAGTCCAGGGTGTTGCTCCAGATCGTGTGCCTAGGAAGGAAGACGCTTCTACCCAAGTAGACTTAGATGAGGATGTTTCTGTAACTAAGAAACACAGTAGCCCATCTAAACTTCGCAGGTTGGCTAAGAGGGCACAGGGGCGCGTTATGGATTTTCAGAGTGTCAAGGACTTCGTGGAAACGACATTGGTTAGTATGGCCCCGCGGAATCCTAGTGTGTACCCAGTGTCTCAGCATTTTGTGAACGCTATAACCGGGCCTACCGTGTCAAGCCATGTGCGCTCCAAGATTTTCCAACGGTTGACCATTGAAGATCTGAAGTCTCGAAACAAGACTTGGAGCACGGTTTTACTCGAGTTGCAAGAGCGGCGCGCCATAGATGATCCAACTGTGGTCACCCGTTGCGAAAGCGACGATCGTGAGTCACAAGCGACCCTAGAACGAGTCGAATGCTTGACTTATTTCCGTGAGGTCTTAGCCGAAAGAGTTGTCGTGGATTATGCAAGGTACGCTCCTGGGTTGCGGTTATTCTTTCAGCATGTGGAGTACTTTATGTACACAAGGACCCTTCCTGAGTTACCATTGCGAGATCCTTATAACTTTCCTGAAGTCATAGAGCCACGCACAGTCACGGCTATACGGCATTGGTTGACCATGTTTCGTGTTGCGGTTTTACCGCAGTTGTGCGAGAATTCGTTGTATCGACTCGGCTTTCGAGTCGCAGAAAAGCTGGTTTCAGCTTCAAACAACGATGGAATCCGACTTGAACATGTTGAGGCTCGTTACGGTAAGGAGAGTCCCGAGTTTCATTTGCGTATCGATCCAGAGAAGAATCCACCTGTGTTAAAGGCCCTTAAACAAGTTAGACTTATACCGAGTGATCCGAATACCGATTATTTGAACCTTGGTGTGTCGAGCGTTATAGGGAAGATCTCACTGGGTGGTAAGGAACGCAATTTCAAGGTGGAGATGGTACCTAAAGCTTCCTCCGTCGTGGAACCCGTGATCTGCTACCAGAACATGAAGAACTTAGATACCGGTTTGGCATTGAAGCTTAAGTTCGTGGAAGTCGCTAGTAGGAAACCGAAGAACTCGTTTGGTCGCGTGTCAGAAATGACCCGTGTGTACAAACGATTTAGGTATTTCCTGGGGCACCTTGGACAGTATTATGTCCGTCGTTGCTTGCCAGCTTTCGCACACGACGTGAACCATAGGCAGCACACCATGCAGTTGGAGGTGGCCAACCCTTTCAAAGCCAATCATGAGGTCGCTTTGGGAGGGTACCCGGACATCGAATTTAGGATACGACGGCTATGAAGAGAACGTTTTGATCGAAGAAGATTTGTTAGGGGAAATGCTTCGTGAGCACGCCTCTACCAATTCATTTTCGACTGATCTCCAGAGTCGTTTGTTGTATTCAGGGAGGAAATGGTTAGGCGAACACACCAACGTACCTGCTACGGAAGTCACACTGTTGAATAATACAGTGAGGTACGCGTATTTGCAGCTCCAAATTAATAGAGCCGCATTGAACGAGGTGCTCGTTACGACCGTTAATAGCGTATCCTCTTGACGCTGGGGGAAATATATGGACCAGTTCAAGTACTTGCACGGGAGTACTCTTGAAGTCCTGACCAAACTCACCCCCGAGTTTGTTTATAAAGCCGTGCCCGTTGATTTAAGTTTACTCAACTTAGACAAAATGCGACGTAATCCAAAGAACCAGAAGTGGATGGATTTCGAAAGTATGACTCCTAACTTCGAAGGGAACGAGTTGGAGTACGATAGTGAGTACCGTAGCGCCTTTGGAATGTTCATATTAGACGGATTGACTATGCCAGGATCCGGCCCATGTGAGTGTAAGACAGCCATGGCGCGAATGATTGCTTTGAGGCAGCCAACTAAAGTTGGTTTCAGTGATCGTTTGGCTGCAAATCAAGACGATTTATCCATCCGTTTTGAATTCGAGTTGAAAGAACTCGTTTCATACGTTAAGGAACGGTGGGTTAATCGCAACCCCGAGGTTTTGCTCCCAGCTTGGGTTCACGCACCGCACCCGAAGAAGAAACTTCGGGAACGGACAAATGGTGAATGCATAGAGCATGGCAGAATGGATTTCGACGACGACAAACCAGTTGATTTTAAGTTGAAATTCGGGGAGTTGCTTGAACAATCTAAGAAGCGTGGGATCGGGGATTTGGGTGTGTATCGCACTCACGCCACGGCCTGCGTAGTACCAGATTTGAAAGCAGCATGGAGTGGTATTCCTTCTTTTGGTTCACTTAAACACCTTAAGACTGAATTTGTTGTTGGTCCCGAAAAGGACAAGATGCGCAGTGTTTTTAAGAATCTGTTGGAAC